GTTTGCCATACTTATTTGACCTCCGTTTCAGGTTTTGCAGGCTCTTGCTTCTCGAGCGCCGCACAGCGGGCTGCCAGCGCGTCAAACTCTGCTCGGGTGACAAACTCCACGCCGGGCTGCTGCGCCGTTTGAGGCGGCGTTTTTGCGGCTGTGGTGCGCTCCTTGTAGTCAAACACCCGGAGGGGAAGCGGCATACCGCTTGCATCGGTGCTTTTGATGTAAAACGCGCTGTTTTCGCTGTCCATCAGGAGCACGCTGTTCCCGGCAGCAACCATGTATGCTTTTGCGCCCTCCTCGCCTTGCACCCAAATGATGGACGGCGTTGCCTGCTGTGTAGCCTGACCGGGCATTGTCGGCGGCTGATATGCGTTTTGACGCAGCTGTGCAAGCTGATCCGGCATTGCCTGCCCATAATAGCCGGGCTGGTATCCGTATGGAATGTATGGCATTGCTTAGTCCTCCTTATACCAGTAGTAGATCGGGCACTCTCTGCCGCTGTCCCAGCTGTCCCACCACTCGCCGTTGACCACAGCCAGAACGTGACCGGAGCAGCCCAAAACGTAGACCCCGCGCGGGCACTCCCTTGCAAAATCCTCCACGGTGTAACAGGTGGAGCAGTCCGCATCGACAAGCCTGCGCTTGAATCCGTGCTTCTGGAGGTACGCGCCCCATGTGCGGTTAGCGCTTGGCATATCGCCCAACGCGTAGCCCATCATTGCAAGCCCTACATACGCCTGCTCCCAGCTTTGCCCGGTGGCAGCTGCAACGGCTCGCACTGCACAGTCTCCGACGCTGCTGCCGCGCGGGTTTGGGTTGAACTTGTGCCACATGAGCGCCCCTCCTTTTGCGGTTATCGTACCAGAATGCCACACCGGGAGAGACAACGAGCGTCAAACGAAGGACAAAAAAAGAAAAGCGCCCACACGGAAAAATCCGCATGAGCGCTTGAAAAATAAAAAAGCCCCCGATGCTCCAAAAGGAACACCGGGGGTTTTGCTTATCCGAGCATTTTATCAATGCCTTTCAGCCGGTAGCTTATCGCCGTCCGGCTGTAATGCGTCTGTGCTGCAATGTCCGGCAGCGGGAGCCGCTCAACGTACCGCAGTAAGGCTATCTTACGGTCAACCCTCCCAAGCGGTGCGCTTTTGATGGCGGCTATCATCCTCTGTCTGTCAAGTCCTTGCAGCGCAGCGGGCAGCACCACGCGAGCCGCCGCCACAAGTAGCGCCGAGCCAAAAAGGCTGCGGCAACTGTCCGGCGTTGCGCACCATTACAGGGACGTTACCGAGATGGTCGATTTTGCCGCATCTCTTGATTTCACAAAATCGTTTCTGCTCGTATGTAGTGCTTGCCATGATATCCTCCTTACTGCTTTTGCAGTGCCGCTTTCATGCGGTCAAAGAAAAACTGAATGACCTTGCTCATGGTCTCTTCCGTGATTGCCCAGCTTACCAGCTTGCCCCACCGGCTGTTGTCCAGATAGTGGCGCAGCATTTTGACGCACCATGCCTTGCGTTCTGCGCCGCGCTTGGTGCCCTGAATCTCCCGCTCTGCTTGGTCAATGAGGTTGAGCACCAGCGTCTTGACCGCTGCGCCGTAGCCCAGACGGATGCCGCCAAGGGCGTAAAAAACGAACCCGCCCATCATGAGCAGCAGCGCCGCCCATGCGGGGAGAACAGACAAAAGCTTAGTTACCAGTGTTTCCATGCTTGGTTACTCCTTCCATTAAATAGTTGTCGATTTTCGCCTTGCTGGCTTGCATGGCTGCAACGTTGTTTCCGGTCAGCTGCGATTCCAGCAGGGCGCGGACGGCTTCAAGCGTCAGGCGGTTCACCTCGTCGATTTCTCCAAATCTCCCTAGGTCGCGGGTCAGGGCAGCACCATGCTGCAGCTGTCCCTGTTCTAGCGCACCGATGCGCCTTTCCATCTCGTCCAGACGCTTGTCCTGTGCTGCGTCCGGCGCTTGTGCCTTTTTGATGTACTTGTGTATGATGTCCAGCACCTTGTCCAGCGTGATCGCCGCAGCGCACACGCTGCCAAGAATGCCCAGCACCCAGAAAAGAGCCTGTTTTTCGTTCATGCGCCCTCCCGGAGACGGGTCAGACCCTTCTTTGCGATGATTTTTGTGTAGTCCTTATAAGCGTGGGAAAGGTCTGCGTTGCCCTTGATGCCCGGCACGCTGGCGGTGCTGGTGTACTGCCACATCCCAAAGGAAAAGTCTGTTTTGGGCTTGTCCTCCGGTTTGGTCTTGCTCTTGTCTCTGGGATATCTTGCCAGCCATACATCGTACTTGCGCAGCGCCGCGCCGTTCATGTACAGGTTATCACGGCCAAAGTAAAGTCCGGTGTACAGCATGGCGTAAAAGCCCCAGCGCTCTACCGTGCCCAGCGCGTGCGCCGCAATGTCCGTCAGGGTCTGCTTGTCAAGCGGAGCTTGAACATAGGTGTCCTCAATGTCAACCGCAACAGGCAGCTGCACTGTCTTGCCGGTCAGCACCTTGCGCAGCAGGGCAAGCTCTGCGTCAGCTTCTGCCGTGTTGACCGCCTTGCAGTAGTAGTACACGCCGCAGGGGATGCCAAGACGCTGGCATTCGCGGTAGTTGCGCTCAAAGGTCGGGTCGATGTAGGGCTTGCTGGGCTTGTCCTTTGCGCTGTTGCCCAGTGCACGCAGCATCACGCCGGAGACAAGGCCGCTTGCCTTGACCTTGTCCCAGTCGATGCGCTTTTGCCAGCGGGAAACGTCCATGATAGGTCTCATATTTTGCTCCTTAATACTTTTCGCCGGTAATCTCTTCGTATTCTTCTGCGGTCAGGCGCTGGGGCTTGCGCTGCACAAGAATGCGCAGCATAGCCTTAGACCAGCGACCTGCCTCGTACTCGTCTTTCGCCTTGTAAAAGATCGCGCTGTGCTTATCGCTCATGGCTCATGCCCTCCTCGCCTGCTGTCTCGTCCTCAATGGGCACATCGTTCAGAACGCACAGGAAATCCACCATAGACGCAATCTGTGCCAAATCCGCGTCCCGGTTTTCGTTTTCAGTCGCGGCCTTGATGTCGCCAGTGTTGCGAACGATTTTCATGTTATCCCTCCTTATCCTAACGTAGTCATTTTGCAAGCCGGGGCGCAGCGAAGCTCGCCGGCCGAACCCCTGTCGGTGACGTTGCCGCTGTGGTTCACGAAGAAGGAAAAGTGGCCGGAGTCACGATTCGCAGAGCGCAGCCGCACATTGCGGGCTACCGTGTGCTGTGCAAGGTCGCGGGTGATGCGCAGCGGGTAAGTCTGAAACTTTGCCTGCGGGGTCTTTGCGCCGGTGCGTTCCTTCCAGTACGGCCAGTAGGTACCCTCACCGGACACCTGCGGACTGCAATAGATCTCCTGCAGGGAGGGCAGGAAAATTTTGTCATAGGTCACAACGGCGCTGCCGTCATCGGTGACGTTGTTGCCGTAGGTTACGACCTTCACGCGGGTCAGGGCGTTCTTGAAGTCGTTCGAGAAGCCCGCGAGGAAGCCGGGCACGGTGTCCGCCTGATCGGGCTTCATGTCCCATTCGTCCTGCGGCTGCCACCACTGCTTTGCAGGCAGGTCGCTGTTGAGGTACTGGCGGTATGCGGACTTATACCACCGGTTGTCTCCGTAGCCAACGGGGTGCAATCCGTTCAGCTTGCCGTTGGGTTTAGCAAGGAAAGTGCCAAGATTCATGCCAGCGCTGCCAGCAGAGACGTTGCAGGTTTCCAGCAGCTCGCTCTTGTTTTGGTCTTTGTAGACGTACACCTTCCAGCTGGTGGGTGCGGTATCCGGGGCGTTGTAGAAGCCGGTCAGGCGTGCGCCTGCGGGGGCGTTCTTGGTCAGGGTAAACTGGTAAGCGGTGCCGTTTTTGACGTTGGTGCCCCAGTCTAAGCCCATCTTGACGTTGTAGGTGCCAGCCACAAGACCGGCCTCGGGCACAACGAAAAACGCCTGATACGCAGAAAACTGGATATCTTCCAGAGATGCGTAGTGCATCTGCAGCACCATTGCGGGTGCGGTGGTGCCGGTTTCACCCTCGGCGATATCGTCCGTCTTTACCACGTCCCACGGGCAGTCGTAGACTTTGCCGTCCTTGCCGGTGTAGGTGTTGACAAGCTGGGTGCCCACCGGGAAAACCGCCGGTGCGTTACCGGCAGCCACCACGGCCTTGATGCCGTTATAGTCCATCTCCTCCACCACGCCGGTCTGTGCCCGCGCCATCACGCCCAGCGAGCTGGACATACCCAGCAGGGCGGCGGTCATCTGGTCAAGCTTTCTGCCGTTGGCTTTTGCGGTCTCGTCCAGATAGGGGGGCTCGGTTACAAGAGTTCCCGTTGCAGTTACAGTCTCAATGTTATCAACCATGTGTTTTGCTCCTTTCAGCGTTTGATGTATTTCACGCAAATTTTGCCATCTACAACGACAAATCCGCAAGATTCGAGGGCTGCGGTGCGCATATCCAGCGCTTGCTCTGCCTGTTCCGCGCGTGTCTTTTCGGCGGCGATGGCGGTGTCCAAGCGCTGTTCCTCGGCCTTGGCGCGGGATGCTTCGGCGGCGGTGCCTTCTGCGTTCGCCTGTTCTGCGGCTTTCGCGCGGGTGACCTCTGTTGCAAGGTCATCTTTTACGCCCCGGATCGCGTCACCAGTCGCTTTTGCATCCGCCGCCTTGCCGGAGAGGGAGAGGGTGGGGTCGATTATGTTTTTGAGATCTTCCTTTGTGACTTTGTCCGCAATGGAAGTGGATACGGAAGATTCGACCTCCACAATGCCGTTCTCGATGTGGTTCAGGTGAGCGCTGTTCAGCACCTGACCTGAAACGAAATTCTGTTTCTGATAACCCATGTATCCTCCTTATGCAATTTTGTCTGTATCCAGCTTGGAAGCGTCCAGAATAAAGTAATGATCTTTCGGCCACGGGTCGCAGGTCGCGGTGATCTTCACGGCAGCTTTATACTCGCCGGGGGTCATCTCTACGTCCAGCTGCCCAGCCCAGACCTCGCCGTCCCGGACAAAATAGAAGTGCAGCCACTGACCCTGCAGCAACGCTTCCAACCTAGACCGGATATATGCCCATTGTGTTTTAGGCCGGTCGCAGACAAACTCCATCGAGATCTTCCGCTTTTTGTGGTGTACGCTGCCATCTACGGCGCGGGTCAGATCCAGCAGAAAATCTGCTCCGGGCACTTCCACAAGCATAGAATCGGTTTCCGGTTTGCCGATCTGTGGAGAGCCGCGCTTGAGCCACAGCCCAAAGTCCGACCGCATGGAGAGCGTACCCTTTGGCGTTGTGATACGCATATCGTTCAGGCGGGGGCTTTTGGCAGCAAGCGCTTCCAGTGCGGCATAGTCTCTCATGTGTAGGTCACCTCGGTTTCGTCATCGGAAGTCTGGACTGTCGGGGCAGGCTCAGCAGATGGTTCAGGCGGACGATAAATCAGCTTTTCTCCGTCCCAGAGATAATCCGTGTAGAACCCCTGCGTGATACCGGACAGATCGTCCAGAAGAATCTCATCAGGCGGCAGCGGGTTTGGAATAACGCTTTCGTGGCACCAGCCGCCTGCATACAGCCGCCCATCAGAGCAGACCCTGCACTTGAATTTAAAGTGTTTCATAGTTCTCCTTACATAAAGCCGTACAGTTCCAGTGGTCTGCAAACCTCATCGTTTTCTGCAACGCCGTCAGAGATAGGGACTTCCAAATGTATTAGACCGGTTACAACGTTATTTCTGTAGTCGGAAGTTCGTTCTTTTCCGCCGCCAAAGGTTATCCCTGTTTGGGTGACTTTTACGGTTCTCCAGTGCACGGTATTCCACGGATAAGCATAAGAGTATGTTTGCCCGTTAACAGGAAGAATAACGGTAAGTCTACCAGCACTGCCTCCACTTGCAAACCATGTTCCGTCTTTATGCGTGTCATAGACCAGCATTACAGACGAGTAGGAAGAAAGGTCGATTTTTGTTGTTTGTGCAGTAAATTTTCCTATTGGGTTGCCATGAGAATCCTTTTGATAAGGCCATTCAAAAATTTTACTGTTGCGAATGCCGTTGAAGATAATGGCACCGCTGCTGATGGAACAGCTGCCCATGCCGTCCGTGATGGAGATGGCGTTGGCCTGGATATTGACCATGCTGCTGCCATCCATGACCCGGATGCCATCGTTCAGGATCTGCACTTGCTTGCCGGGCAGAGAATCGTGCCGGACAATGAGGCCGTTTTGCGGGGTGTACTCCAAAAAGTTTGTGGCGGTCTTGGCGGCTTCATCGGAATCCTTTTTTGCCTGTTCGGAGGCGGCAAACAGCCGTTTCAGCATATCCTGATGGTATTTTTCGGAGGTGTAAGCGCTTTCCACCAGCAGATTTGTCGTGCCCATATTGGCCACCTGACGGTCGGTCAGTGTGCGGCGGGTCATGCCGAAGGTGAACTCCTTCTGCGCTGGTTTTTCCAGCGGCTCTACCAGTTTTGTGCAGAGCATGATGGCATCCACGCTGTGCGGCGCGCTGATAATATGGGAGTACATGGAAAAATCCAGCCGGTCGGTATCATAGCCTGCATCTACAAGGTCTACCGCCCGGATGACGTAACTGGTCTTCATGGCGTAGTTCTGCTGCAATGCCTGCACACCGGCGGCAAAGGTGTCGTTTGCGCTGTCGGTGTCGAACTCCACAATGCGGGTGATGATGCCAAACTTCTGCACCGCAGTGTCGTTTTGGATCCAGCCCTCTTCCAAGTTGTAGGAGTAGCCCGATGCAGGCAGATACTGCGCAACAGTAGCGGCATCTGTTTCCATGATGCCCCAGCGCTCCTCGTGTTTGTCCTTGGAGGGGTCGCGCCACCACATGAGCTTGTAGTACCACTTGGAGGTGTCCACCGTGTGCTTGTTGCCAATAGGGTAGATGCGGGTGTACAGGTCGGTTGCATCGGTGGTCTCGTTCAGGTTGAGCAGGTTGCGCCCGTATTCGATTTCTTGGGCGGTCTCCCGTTTCTCCTCGTAGGCTTGGTCGCAGTAATTCAGCACGTTGTATCCGGTAGCCGCGTCAAAGCCGCAGTAGAAGTAACCGCCGAACACTTTGAGCACCAGCTTGTCCAGAATGTCCCACACTTTGCCGTAGTCCTCGCCAACGCCGTATTGGTCGGCATCGCCGAACTGCACCACAAGGTTGCCCAGCGCCGCCGTCACGGTGCCAAGCTGGAAGCATTTCATCTTGCTTTTGACTTGATCGTTGTGTGCGTCGATCAGGTGCTGCAAAAACTGGCGCAGCGTGCCCTTGTAGTTAAAGGGGGTGATACTGCTATCGTTGAAATAGCTCAGCGCGCCCTCGCAGTACACCACCCGCCGGTTGTAAAAATCGGCTTCATGCTTCAGCACCCGACCGCGCCAGATCTCTTTGCCGTCCCGCCGCACCTGCACTACCGTGCTCAGCTTTTGCAGCATATCGTACTGCGTATGATCCCGCGTCATGGTAAAAATAAGGCTGCCGCCCTTGCTGACCTCGCGGGTCAGCTTGGGGGACAGCACCAGTGCCTGCGGGTCGTTGGGACGATAGAGCAGCAGCTTTGCGTCCGGGTTGCCAAAGGGGTATGCGTAGATCTCGTACATATCAGTTCCCTCGTTCGCTCAGCACCGTAAGGTCTCCCAGGCTTCTGTTTACGCTGGGGGTAATGATGCGGCCTACCTGCTCGCCGTCAAGCGCAATCACGCTGTTTCCGGCTTCCGGCAGATATTTCTCCACCACACCGTAGAGCCGCTCCATCTGCGCCTGCATTTTGGCCTGATAGGTCAGCATGGCGTTGTTGTCCGGGTTCATGACGTAGGGGTCGGTGCGGTAGTCGTAGCCTGCAAAAGCACGCTCGTTGCCGTACCAGTAAGCGTCCTGAATATCCTTGTAGGAGTGCACGTGCTGCGTGCTGGTAGTGCCGCTGCTCTTGCCCTTGCCAAACTTTGCCCACAGCGCCACGCCCAGCGCCACCACGCCCGCCACAATGGCGATGATCGCGGCGACCTCCGGGTTCGAGATGATCAGGCTGCCCACCTTTGCAATCAGCCCGCCTGCGCCCTCTGCGATCGTGCCAAGGCTTCCCATGCTCCCGGCAAGGTTTGCAATATCCGTGCCTGCGTTGAGGGCAAAGCTGCCCATGCCGGAGCCAATGGTGTTCAGCACGCCCATGATCTTGCTGCCGACATCGGAAACGTTGATGCCCAAATCCTGAAACACTTTGCTCAGCCCGTCTACGCTTGTGGTAACGCCGTCCGCATCTGCTTTGATGCCGTTGGACATGATCTGCTTAAAAGCATTGAACGCCTCGCTCAGACCGCCGCCGGAATAAGCTTCGTTGATGGCTTCCAGCGCCTTGTTTGCCCAGTCAGACAGGACTTCGCGCTGCTCCTGCGACACCTCGCCCCACATCATGTTGACGATATCCAGCCCAAGCGCTGCCCAGTCCTGATTTTTCAGGTCGGTATACAGATTTTTTCCAATCTTGAAGATACCGCTGTTAAGCTGCTGCTGTGCTTTGCTCAGATTCTCTTCAATGCGCTTTTGGGTCGCCTTGATGCTCTTGTCGATGTTCTGCGCGGTCTCTGTCACCTTGTCCTGCACGCCGTCAATGTAGCTGATGACCTTGGTGTAGGTCTGCCGCACGCCGTCCACAATGCGCTCGCCGGTCTCGGTGGCGGTTGTCTTAATGTGCTGGCTTCCGTCCGCGTAGGTTTCCACAGCCTGCTGCGTGGTGGTGGTGATGCCGTTGAAGGTCTTTTCTGCAATGGTGGTCAGGGTGCCAAGCAGGGTCTTGGACATATCTGCGTAGACCTTCTTGGTCGTGGTGCTTATCTTGCCGTTCGCGTCCGTGACTTTCTTGGTCACAAGCGTATAGGTGGTAGCAACGCCGTTGACCATCTCTTTACCGGTCTCGGTGGTGGTCTCGGTCACGCGGTCTTTGATGTTGCCCGCTGCGTCCTTTACCTTCTCCTGCAAGGTCTCAACGCTTGTAGTCACAGCGCCCAGCGCATTCTGTGCGGTGGTGGTTGCGGTGTGCGACACGGACGCTATGACGGTTTCAGTCTTGGATTTTGTTCCGGTGCTCTTGCCGGAAGAACTGGAAGGGCTTGTGACGATGGAGCTGCCGCCGCTCGCGGCCGCTGCTTCTGCTTGTCGCTCAGACCAGCTTTTGTTGCTTACGCTTTTGCCGGAAAGAGCGTTCTGCCGCAGCCGGTTCCTGTTGCTTTGCTTTTGCTGATCCTCTCTGTAGTCCTCGTAGCTGTCGTAACCAGAATAAGCGTTTTTTCCCAGTGCCTTGTTCAGATAGTAGCTTGCCTTATCCAGTGCACTAACGGCCGCGCTGCCAAGCTGCCCAAACTTTTTGATGATGGCACTGATGGGATTATCCAGTTCAAGGATTGCGTTCCCGAGACCCTTCCAGCCGTCTTCCTTGTAGGCTTCCTGCGCTGCGACAACCATGTCGTTCAGGTGGCCTATCACAACGCCGATGCCGGAGGAAAGGTCTCCGGTCATAAGCCCTGCAAGCTGGCTGACGTTATCCTTCAGGGTGGATATACGCCCGTTCATGGTCTGGCTCTGGGTGTCCATGGCGTTATAGTAACGCCCGCCCTCCTCGCTGGCGGCTATGAGCGCCTGCGAAAGAAGGTCGTAGCTGATGGTCATGTTCTGGACTTCCTGCACCGATTTGCCGGTGTAGTCTGCCAAAATCTGATAGATATTGATGCCGGCATAGGCAAACTGCTTGATGTCTATCGTTGCAGCCTTGCCTACGTTTGCGATCTGCTGCAGGTTTGCAGCCATGCGGGACAGTTCTGCGTTACCGCCGCCTGTTGCGGAAACTGCATCACCCAGCGCATTGATGACCTTGCGGGAATACTCCGCATTTTCGCCTGCGCTGATGAGCAGCTGGTTTGCCTGCGTCAGGGATGCCACGTCAAACGGGGTGCGGGCTGCGTCCTCCTGAATGGCCTGCATGGCTTCCTGCGCGGCCTGTGCGCTGCCCAACATATTGGTAAAGCCGGTGGTGTACTTTTCTATCTGGGCATTGTATGAAATGCCCATCTCCACAAAGCCCTTTGCAAGGCCTACCGCCTTTGTCCCAAGCGAGGTAAGCATATTTGCAAGGACAGTCGCTTTTGCGCTGGCTGCTGCAAACTGGCTTGCCATGCCTGAAACGCCGCTCCCGGCGGTGTTTGCGCTGCGGTTCAGCGAGTTTGCGGCGCTTTGCGTCTCTTTTCTGGCCTGCTCGATGCTCTGCTCATACTCGGAGGTATCAAGCCCCAAAGTGGCCATCAAATTAAAAATATTCAGGTCTCACCACCTCCGTTCTGCTCTGCGGCTTTTTTACTGTCTGCAAGCGTCTTTTCCCAACACGCCTGCGCTTCTTCCAACGTTGTTTCGTGTCGGCGCTGGGATAGCGGCTTGTCGTACTCTGCCATGATCTCGCTGAAGGACTGCTCAACCTGCTGCCCCAGCGATACAGCACAAAGAAAAAGCATATCAGCCGTGTACAGCTGGTATGCCTTTGTGCGGTGGCGTTCGCGCATCTCGCTGATGACGAACCAGACGAAATACTTTATTCCGTAGGCGCGGAGATGCTGGAGGTCGGCTCGGCAGAGGTAGTGCCAAAACTCAGGCCGTTCAAGTCGGCCAGCGATGACAAAAAATCCTGCATATCCTCCTGCATGACCGACTTGGTAAGCGCGGTGAATGCCTTGGGCAGGGTGTCTTTCTCGCCCTTTTCCAGTGTGTATAACTGGTGCAGGGCGTTCATGGTGCGCTGCGGGTCAATCTTCATCAGAGGCTTGATAAAGTCCAGCGCAGCCAGCGCAAACTCGCGCGGGGTCAGCTTTTTCTTGCCCTCTGCGGTTTCGGCAGGCTCTGCACCCAGCAGCTTCATGGCGTTGGCAACAATGGTCTCCCGGGCGGCTTTGGTCTCCGGGTTGTCCACGTTGTCCTTTGCGTCCATGATCATGCGGGTGATGCCGTCCACCGCGTCATACAGCTTGGGCAGTGCTTCCACGGGGTCAAGATTGATGGTAAGGATCATTTATTCTGCCTCCTTGACGTAGAACTCCATAGGCACCTTGCTGGTGTCGGTCATGTCGTAGTGTCCCTTCAGGCTCAGCGTGATGTTGCCCTTGCCGTCCTTGGTGGTTTTCAGTTCCAGACCGCCATCGCTTACGGCCTTCATCAGCTTGACCGCAGCATAGCCGCCGCCGATCAGATTGCCATGCCACCAGATATCCTGGAAGTCCTCGTTTTTGTAGTCCTCGCGGACGGTGATCTTGTTTGTTTCCACATCCGCAGCGCCCAGTTCCAGCTTGATGGTGTCGGCGCTCACGGTCATGCAGGTGGTAGACAGACCACAATCCCAACTGGTAATGTGCTTGAGCTGATAGGTGTTCTCGGGCACTTCGTCCAGATCCTCGCCCAGATCAATGGTGTTGGGCTTGCAGCTGACGGTGATGCCGCCGGACGTCAGGCAGATCATATCCTCCGCTGCAACGGGGGTAGTGCCCGTCGGGTCGAACTTCTTGAGCAGCGCGCCAGCCTGAAACTGAAGCTTTTTGAAAGCATCTGCCGAAATGGCGTGATACATTTTGTTCATGTGTTATCCTTTCTCACACCACAAAGGATGTGACGTCAAAAGTAAGGTATGTGCACAGGTATTTTTCCGGGGGGTTGTCCATAGACTGCGCCCACGGATTGCCCGCGCATAAAAGAATTGCGCCGCCCTCGCACTCGATGGTAAGCCCATCACCAAGGGCAGCGCGCATCTCATCTGTTTTGCGGATGATAGGCAGCTTGCCGCCGTCCACCGGATACCACAGCCGCGCGTGGAAGGTGCTGCTCTCGTCAAATCCTTTGGGAATGGCCGGCAACACCGTGATATAGGGCAGGGGAGCGCCCTGCGGCACGAAATCCTCCGGGTATACAGGAACATCGAACAGCGTGAAAAAGCTGTTCAGCGCCGTGGTAATGGCTTCTGCTGCGCCCATCAGGAAAGCACCACCTTTTTGCACTGCACAACGGCAAGATTCATCCGGCTTTCGGCGGGAGAAATCTTGTCGCTGCTCGCGGTGGTCACCTCGTAGGTCTGCCCATCGTCCAGCCGCTTGATGCGGTCGAAGGGGGACAGCTTGATGCCCTTATCCACATAGAGGGAGTAGGTGGATGCGGTGCCCTGCTGCTCTGCCTGCTGCGCTTCAATGGTCTGGTCGTGGCGCTCGATGGCAAGGAACTCCATGCCGTCCTCCCATGTGGTGGTAGAGCCAAAAAGCCCATCCGAAACCAGCTTCTTCTCCATAAAACAGAACTTTTTGGTGAAGTTCTCCATCACGGTAAACTTAGTAAAATCGTTTACAGGCATTACAGTTTCCTCCATTGGTTGATCTCCCGGCGGTAGCGGGTGCAGCCGTCTGCGGGCAAGCCGTCCGTGCCGGTGGCCATGGTGCCGCTCCATCCGTTGAAGGACTGGGAAACATAGCGCCCACCGCCGGGGTCGGCTGCATCGTAGTCGGTGATCTTCTGGGCAAGCGCCACAAAATCAGGAGGGACGCGCATGGGCTGCACCGTGCCGGTGAAGGTTTCAGGGGTAAGGTCTCCGTCTCCCGCCTTGTGCACGCCGTCGTTAAAGATAGACCCGCATACAAGGAAATACTGCCCTGCGGATACCCCGGCGGGGACAGTATCTGCCGTGAAGGTAAATTCCCCGGCGGTGGGGTCATCGTACCGGTCAAAGAAGTTTCGCGTGTACACGCACAGTTCTGGCACAGTCATGCGGGGTCACCTCCTTGCCGGTCAGACCGATTCGCCCGGTGTAATGGTTTGGACAGAGATGCCGTCCAGATACTCCGCGAACAGGGTCACGCCGGTGATGGCGAAGCTCTCAGAGACGGCGGTGGTGTAGTTGCCCTGGGTGTGGAAGCCGATCAGGTTGCTGGCCTCTCCTGCGGTGGTGTACACCAGACCGGCCTTTGCGTAGTCGCTGTCGGAGGGATCAACGTAGTACATCACGATGTTGTCCACGGGGGTGGCAATGACCTTGCCCTTTGCGATCTCGCCATCGGACAGCAGGAAAATGGTGTTGTAGCCCATGAAGTCCTTGATGTACTGGAAGCCGTACTGGTTCTGGATGGTGATGTTTGCGGTGCCCAGATACTCGGCCACGTCCAGAACGTTTGCAAAGCCCACAACGCCGGTGACGGTGCGGTGCATGTTCTTGAACTTGTTCTCCACGCTGCCCTTTGCCATCGCCAGAGCCATCTGGAAGGTCTTGGGCGTGCCCTTCAGGCTGCCGGTGTTCAGGTACTTGTAGAATTTGTCGGTGACCTTGGCGGTCAGGTCGTACAGGAACTCGTCATCGGTCTTCTGCACGGCAACCTCGTAGCCGTAATTCTGGATCGCTTCCAGGGAGACGGCCTTGGCGTACTTCTCGATGGTGATCTTGCCGTAGTCCTTCTCTTTGACGGTGTACTGGCTGTAGGGGATCTCCTCGCCCTCTGCCACGGTGCCGCTCTGCAAGGTGCCCTGTGCGTACTTGCTCTTCAGCACAGTGCCAGGCTGCATACGGATGGGGCGCATGATGCCCATGATCTCCCGCAGATGATCCCAGTTGCGCTGGAAACGGGTCACAAAGTCGATCTCCCGGGGGTTGACGGTGATCTCAGTGGTGGTAATCAGATTTTCTTTTGCTGCCATAGATTATTCCTTCCCGCCGCCTGTAAACAGGTCGGCATTTGCTGCAATCGCTGCCTGACGCTCGCCCGCGTCCTTGATTGCAAAAATTTGGTCTTTGGTCATTTTGGAGCCGGTGTTCGCGGGCGGGTTGTCCACCGGTGCGCCCTTGGTGGAGGTGCTGCCCACATAGTCGCTCCAATCGGTTTTCAGGCTCTCAGCCAGCTTGTCCGCGTTCTTCACGTTGCCCTTGCTGTCCAGTTCCATCTTGTCGATGTCCTCGCCAGACAAGCGCACGATGCGGTCAAAGTACTTTTCCAGCACACCTGCGGACTTGAGCTGCTCCCGGAACTTTGCTTCCTTGGCTGCATGGGCGTCCTTCTTGGTCTGCTGGGTCTTGTAGTCGGTCAGCGCCTGCTCTGCGGTCTGCTTACCGCTGTTGGCTGCGTCCCGTTCCTTTTCCGCTGCAACGCGGGCGTTTTTTTCGGTATCCAGTTCGTCCCGGAGGGCATCGGTCTCCTCGTGCAAGGCGTCCAGAATGGCTTTTGCCTTGTCATCGTTGGAGGTTTCGGCGTTTTCCAGAATCTTGCGGATATCTGCTCTTTTGAGTGCCATGTGTGTGTGTCCTTTCTGCCCTTGCTTGGGCTGCCATGCTTGGCAATCAGGTTATTTTGCCGGACGTGCTGCCGGTGTGGTGCCGCTTGCAGGGGTCGAACCTGCAACTACCCGGTTATGAGCCGGGAGCACTGCCAGTTGTGCGAAAACGGCATATAAAAAGCGGCTGACGCTGTGCGCCAACCGCTGGATATTGAGTTTTAGTTATCCTGTGCTTCTCGAACTGCAATCTCTTGCAGTTCTTTGATATGATCCTCCACCGCCGGGCGCAGGAAGGGGCGGGGAGCCATGCCCCGGGTAAAGTGCCATTTGCCGTTGAAGTCTTGCCAGACCCACGGCGTTTTGCGTCCGTTGCCCTTCTCTGCAAAAATACCGGTGCCCAGCTCCACATCAAAATGTTATCGTAAAGGCTTTTTATCCTTTACCTCTTACAGTTTACTATCCTGTAAGTTCGGCGTACATTATCATCCTTTGCAGGATGTCGGGCACTCTTGGAGGTGTTATTGCTCTCTTGTCGCTCAACCTCTACGCTCTACGATGGCTGATGATGATTCAGCTTATCTCGGAATTGCCCATCAATTAAACAGGTCATCTATACTTTCAAAGCCGTTATTGTGGTATCTTTCTAATATTGTCCCATATTCCAACTCAAAAATTTCGCACCATTCTTTAAGTGTTCTTTTTGAGTTGCCAATTTGGATTACAACATTAGATTGCCTATTTCGACTTTGTTCTTCTATCGTGGCCCAACGGCAATTACTCGGTTCATAATTTCCGTTGTTGTCAATTCTGTCTATTGTAAGATTTTCAGAATATCCATTCTCCATCGCCCATGAATAAAAAGCACTAAAGTTATCTTTCCATTCATCACATATCGTTATGCCACGTCCACCCCATCTATAATAGTTTGGGCTGTGAACATTATAGCAGCGGTCTTTCATTCCACGCCATATATGGTATATACGAGTGCCGCTCATTTTGTGACTGTGATGTTTTGTAAGATTGATTTTTTCTTGTGCCTTTTTCATGCAGCCGCATGAACGAATAGCGCCACTTTGCAAGCTGTCAGAGCGAACAACTTTTATGTTCCCACAATCGCACTGACAAACCCAGTATGTTTTCCGGCTATCGGTGTCTTGCAAGCCGATAACAGTCAGCATACCGAACTTTTTTCCTGTTAAGTCTTTAATTTTCTTTCTGTCTTTCATTGTTCCAACCTCCTAATGCAATTATATCACATTTTCGAGTTTGGAACAAGAGGGGTTTTCCGATATTGCCCGATTTTCGATATGTGTTACCACATAAAGGTGCATGTATGTTTACACAGAATAAACTAGGTTTGAGCCGATGGTCACGGTCTTTTGTGCGGCAGAGACAACAAAGGTGATGGACGCTTTCAGCGCACCACCCACATAGCCCTGTATGCCGGTGCTGTCCTCCGTGCCGGTAGGTACAAGCAGCTGGGCGTAGTCCTGCACCTTCATGCCCCAGATGGTAAGCACGCGCTCCGCCCATGAATCCAGCGCTTCATGCAGCTGCGGGGTGTTGTCGGTGAATTTGATGTCGTAGTTAAAGTTCATGGCTCACTTTTTCTTCCTTTTCCTCGAAACAAAGCCAATCCATGCGCCACCCTGTTCAACCGTTACTCCAAACGGCTTTTGTGACAACTGCATCAGCTTTGTGCGGTCACTTGAAGTCATGCCCTTTAGATCAAAAGCAACTTTCGGGCCGCTCTTGTCCCAATATGTAGTATGTGATGGAGAAGAACCATCGCCACTTCGATATTTGTTGAGATCAACGCCAACTTGCTCTTTCACAAAAGACACAACATCGTTATGCGTTTTCTTGTATCTCGAACTGTCCACAACAACGGCGGCTCTCTTTGCCTCTTCTGCCGCAATTTTGCTGTAATCGGTGACCCATTTGCCATTTACAAAAGATTCAAACTCGTGTTCGTTGGCGTTCCCTCCGCCCGCTGTCGCGGAACTGCCTGAACCTCTTTTACTCACGGTAGTGCCTCCTTTCGTATTGAAATGGTTTGATTTTGGTAACGTTCCAGTCAAATTCTGCCGGGCACTTGCCGTACCACAAAACACTTGTCGGTTTGAGCCTGTCCAGCGCCACGCGGCAGTGCTTGGCAAAGCATTCTGCTTCGTATGGGTCGGACTGTGTGCCGTGGCTGGAAATGCTCACAATGCTGTTTGCCGGTTCTCCGTCAAAACACCAGTCATAACTTTGCTCGCCGCACCAGCACAGCGTAGGAATCACATGGATCCCGTGCATTTGCCAGTAAGCAGCCAACCAGTGCTTTTTGTAGTGCATGAAAAGCTGCACTGCAAGCGGCATATCACTGTACAAAGAAAAATCCGGCGAACATACCGCGCCAAACTGCTGCAAAAGGGGAATGTATTTTTCTGGGTTGTTCCAGAACCGTTCAAACTGGTAATCGTCCTTGTAAAAGTGCACGCCTTTTGTGGCCTTGTCTTTGGCGGTCAGCGCATAATTGACCGGGATCCATTCTAGTTTGTCAATGCGGATGTCCGTTTCCGGCTTGATTTCAGGGATGCCGTACTTACCAACACCGGGAAATATCATTCTCTCGGTGTTTTCCATTGGCAGAATCACGGTTCATCCCTCCTACCTTACTTTTTCTTGAGCTTTTTTCCTGTTTTCCAGTTGTAACCACGTTTTTCCAGCGCACGGCGTGCTGCCTGTGTTGAAGGATTGTCAGGATGCCCTTTCGCTTTGCCCATCAAAACTTCAACACGGCTCTTTTCTCTGATTGTGCCAGACGCAACGCCCGCTTTGTATTCTGCAATAGCAGACTCTCGCCTTGCGGAATACTGTGCAGCGGCCTCGTGGGCTTCCCTTTGCATTTTTTCCGTTTGGCGGCGTGTCAAGCCGTGAGGAATACGCATCTTATCGTCCATGTAATCGCTGATGGGCGAACTTAAGCCACGTTTTGCGAGAAATTCATCAAGCGTAGTCTTCTCACTGCTCGCCCTTGTAGAGCTTCCAGAGCCTCGTTTACTCATTTTGGGAACTCTCCTTTCTTCGTTTTCGCTTTTCCGCCCACCACATCTGTTCGGCTTCTGTGCCGCCTTTGGCCTTGTACCACTCGGTATAGGTCAGGTCAGATGTGACATTTTTTGTCGTGTTGTCCCGCCGCATAGCGTTCTGCCGTGGATACTTGACCAGCGCACTGGACAGCTTGCACCGGCAGTGATAAACCATTTCCGGCGCTGCGTTGGGGTCTCCCGGGTACATGATCTCATAGCCCTGCACCTTGAACGGCTCGTCAAGGTCTGCGGTCTCCTGATCCAGCAGGCGGTGCGTCTCGCGGGTGCGGTAGTCCAGAGTGCTGTTCCACCGCTTTTGCACCTCAATGCCAATGGCTTGGGCGTTGCGCAGCTGCTGCATCGTCCCGGCGTTCTGTGCGCCTGTAAGGGCTGTGATGGCGTTGTTCATCGCCCAGTGCGCCTCGGTGTCTGCCATGCCCTTCACAGCCTGCACCGCAATGTCATGGACGCTCTTGCCCTGCACGATGCCCTGCATGACGTACCGGTTGAACACCCGGGCATCGTAGGTTTTGTTGCTCTCGCTCTTGATGCGCTTGTTTGGCACAAGCTTGGGGTTTTCCACCAGCAGGCGCTTGACTGCCTCGGTGTTGTACAAGGTCAGTCCGAACGCCACGCCTGCGGCCTGTTCCAGCTCGTAGAACGCAAAATTTGCGCCAAGGGCAAAGATATCATATTGTTCATCACGCGCCAGCTTGTACGCGGTCTGCTGGGCTGTGGTGCACGTCTGGGTGATGCTGTCCAGCTTCTGGTGCATCAGTTCGGACTGAAACACCTGATTCCGCAGCCATGTGCGATAGTCGCTCTCGGTGATCTTCCCAGCTTCCAGCTGCGCCCGCTTGTAGGCGTCCAACTTCTGGTAATGCTCCAGAAACTCGGTCAGCTGCTCGGTCATTTCCAGGCGGGCTTTTCCATAGACCCGTAAAATGCGGCGGCGCAGGCGGTTCAGCTGCCGGGTGGAGATGCGGTCAAGGTCAGAAGTGGTGCTCATGGTTTTTATCCGACTTGATAGCATAGACAAGTTCAGGCGTCAGCTTGGGCGGCTTTGGGTCTGTCGTTTTGCAAAAAAGCGAATCGCCGCAAAAAATAAACCCATTTCCGCTGATGGATAAACTCGGCTCGTCATTCCTGATGTGTGCTTTCATTTTCTTTGTCCTCATCGTCCTCGTCTGTGGTCTCCCGCGTTGCGCTCTCAGCCATCAGCGCAGCCTTTGCCTGCTCCTTCTGTTCTTGTGTAAGGTTCGGCAGCAACTCTATTGCCATCTCGTTTCCGATGATTGTCGCTTCTGCAATCGCCATGTCTACTTGCTCCTTGGTGTTGGAGATGCGCACATGGGTGTACTGCGGCTTTGCGTCCGGCAGACCGGCGATCTTGAGCACCTGACGAACAAACTTGGTGATTTGCTGTTCAAAGTCGCGGGCGTTCTCGTCCAGCGGCTGATAGGCGGCTTCCAGATGGTCGTTGGTGCTGTTTGCGCTTACGCAATGTACATCCAGACCGCCGAAATCCTCATACAGGGAACTGTGCAACCGCTGCAGCAGGGTCTCCCGCGCCTGTGTGGGGATCTCCTGCGTGTAGGGCTGCACACTGCCGCCGTTGTCTCCGGCGTTGTCTACGTTGGCGGCGTGGTTGAACCGCAGCCGCTGCATGAACTTGCGCAGATCCGCGTCATTCATGCCGCCGTAGTTGGAGATCAGCCAATACACTTGCGCACACTCGCGCAGGTCATCGCAAAAGCCGTTTACGATCAAGTCAATGTTGTCAATATAACCTTTGAGGTTGACAAGCGTGCTCTGCTTGGAGCTGCTTCCCCAAAGCGGCACAATGGGAAGTGTGCCGTACCCTTCACCCTCCACGATCTCGTCCCCTGCGGGGGTGGTAGTCGTGGTGGTTTTGTAGGGCTGCTGTTCGCCGTCCTGATGTAGCAGGCGCTCGCCCTTGCTGTCCTCTGTGTAGCGGGTGTATCCGCTCTCCTCGTACAGCACCGCGTGCATGGGCTTGTCCGGCTGCAAGCGCCAGAACCTGATACCCGCACGCATGGTGCCGTCCTTCTCATCGTACAGCGGCGCAAACTCGGTCAACTTGAACACGTCCAGATGGTCGTTGTTCCAAAAGCCAAAGCTTTCCCCGTGGATGCAGGCAAGGTAACCCAGCCGGTAAAGCTGCTCGTCAAAGTTTTCGCCCAGCTGCGCCTTTACCTTGTCCGCGTCCGGCAGGGTAATGCCATTTGCAAGGCTGTATGCCACGCGCTGCACGTTGAGCCGGTGGAAGGAGTTGCTTTTCACGGTCTCCGGGCGGGCTCTCTTGGTGATGCCGTTGAGTTTGTAGTCGATATCCGCGATCGCGTCCAAAAAATCATCAACGCCGGTGTTGAGCTGCCTGTCGTACTTATCAGCCTTTTCAGCGGTACGCACTGGTGCGCTGTTGGCGTGCTCTGCGATAAAACTCTGCACAAAAGCGGTTTTTGCGGCAGGGTCGTTCTGCACCGCTTCAAGGTCTTGATATGTTCTCACTTGCTTTTCTCCTTATTTTCCGGGCTTGTGCCAGACAAGCTCCATTGCATACCGTGTAGCGTCGATGTGGTGGTTATCGTGGTCTGGGTATCCGGGCAACGGCTCGCCGTTCTTATCCGCGTCATACTCGTACTCTGTGAACTCCTTGAGCGTGTCCGGGCATCGCACCGGGTCTATCACAATGGCGGTCAGGCTTTGCAGCCACTTCACGCCCTGCCCCACGCTGTTCGGGCCTTTCAGCGCTGGCAAGCACTTGATGCCCCACGCGGTAAAGTCGGTACAGCTCTTGTTTTCTGCGCTGTCTGCGGTCAGGCGCTCGCTCTCCGGGTGCTCCATAACGTGCCGGTCTTGTAGCATCTTGAACGTGTCCTCGTTGCGGGTGCGCCGCACGGTGATCTCGTCATAGATATACAGGGTCTTGCGGGCTGCATCGTAGCTCATGCAGTTATAAGCAAAGGGGTCTGGATACCAGCCCCAGTCAATGCCGTGGTACTTGCGCTCAAATTTGGAAGGGTCTATCTTTTCTGCCCGGATGTTGGTAAAGACTTCCTTGCCGCAGCCAGTCACCTCGCCAAGGTACTCGTGCTTGTAGGCAATTAGGTTGCGTTTCTTTAGTTCTTCTGCATCATCCAGAAATCGCTTGCCAAGCCACTCCTGCGGCACCATCGTGTAGTCAGAGTGCTGGATGATTTTGCGGTCGCGCACTTCCAGAGCATAACGGTTTGCCCAGTTACGGGGCGATGCAGGCGGGTTGAAACTCTTGAACGTGAAAGAGAAATCTCCTCCACGCAGACAGGACTGCTCCACGTTGCGGATTTGTTCCTCTCCGTCATACTGGTCTAGCTCTTCAAACCATAGAATGCCGATGTATCCGCGCGGCAGTTTGATAGATTTAAGCTTGCCGGGGTCATCCAGACCAAAAAAGAGAATCTTCTGACCTGTGTTTTTGTTTGTCATCTCCATTGGAGAGACCGTACATTTCCACATTCCGGGTTCCAGCTGGTCAACTGCCCACTGCATCTGTGCATACACGGACGTTCGCAGGGTATTGCCCACCTTTCGGATGCATACCGCGTTGCAATCCGGGTGCAATTGCAGAAGTTTGATAATGCCGATGCTGCAGAAGCTGGATTTTGTGGATCCGCGTCCACCCTTTTCCAGCGCTTCGTCTGCATCGCCTCGCATGATCTTCTGCCATGTCGGCAAGAATTGCGGTGCCAAAAGCTCAAACAGCCTGTTTTCGGAAACTGCCGGGCTTGCGCTTTCGCTTTCTTCTGTTTTTTCCTCTTTGTTGTCCCAGCCAAAGTTAAACTTCAGGCTAAATTGCGCTCCGTTCGTTCCGTCCCGGTCGAACAGCCTCTCTTCGGAGTATTTTTCGCACCGGGCTTTTGCGCGCGTAATCGTGTTTACAAATTCCTGCTTTCCTTGATATTCCAGCAACGATTT